CTCTGCGAACATTGGGTCGGTCATGAATGCTTCAATTCGCAGCAGTTCAGCTTGAGCAAGGTCGAGCGCGGCCTTCGCCGCGTTGCGGTCGGCCTCGGCCTTCTGCCGGGTCGCATTCGCCGCGCCGATCGCGGTTCGCTCCACTTCGCGGTTCTGATCAGCCAGAAGCTTGTTCACCTCGACAAGCTCGTCGGCGGCCATCGCCGCGAAGTCGAATTCTTGTGCAAGGCTCTTGATGGCCTTCGCAGCTTCGTCGGCTTCGTTCCCGCCCTTGAACAGTTCCTTGGTAAGCATCCCGACGAGCATCAGCGCGCCAGTGATCGCCAGACCCCACGGTCCCATGAAAAAGCGCGCTACCTTGCCCGCCGCGCCCTCGACGTTGGCAAATTGCCCGGCCAGCTGCGCACCCTGCACCGCGAAGGCGTTAATGGGGTTCGCGCCCATGGAAACCTGAGTGATGAAGTCCTGAACCTGATAGCTGGCGCCCATCATGGCCTGACGGTGCGCACCGGCCGACATGGTGCTGCGGCCCATGCCGCTTTCCAGCCCATCAATCTCCGCGCTGGCCGCTCGGATGCGCGCGGCCAGTTCGGTGAGGCCCTGATTTTCGGCCGCCACGGCTCGCATTTCCGCGCGCATCTGGCGCACCTCGGCAGCGGATTTGCCGAACACCTCAATCTGGCGATTGAGCTGGGTCACCATTCGTTCGCCGGACTTCTCGGCTTGCATCTGCTCGCGGGCCAGATCGCGCAGGCTACGGGTAGAGGCATTGCCAAACGTCTCGATCTGGGCAGTCGCGCCGCCCAGCTTGACCATTCCGCCGGTCGCCTTTTCGATCTTGGCAGCATCCGCGACGATCTGAGCCGTCGCCCGGTCCATGCCGTTCTCAAGCTGGTCGACGGCCGCGAAAGACGCGCCGGTATCGATTTCGAAGCCTACCTCAAGGGTCGGCGATCCATCGGCCATTGGCTGCTCCCACGGCAGCGCGCCCGCTCCCAAAGGGGCGGGCGGCTGATACGATTGAGGTTGCGGGTTCGGCGGCTGGAACGCGCTGCCGGTTAACCCAGCACGCTTCGCAGCCGCTCTTCTTCGATTTCGCGTTCTCTGACCGAAACCGGCGCCCGCCAAGGTGGCGCGCATTGCAGACTTTCGGCCGTGCGGCTCATGCTTAGATATTCAGCGGAAAGGCGCCGAAGAAGGCGGGCTTCCCATGGCTGCAGCACCGTGCCGGTGAGCCGCGACCATGCGTCAATTTGCGACCAGCTGATCGGACTGGCGCCCATGCCGGCCGCCTCGGTAAGCCCAATCTCGACCAGCCGTTCGACAAGGTAGGGTGCAGGATTGGGCGGCATCTTCGGCGCGATTCCATCACGCTTCAGCTGCTCGTGCCGGGGCAGAAAGGTCGGGGCCTTCTGCCCCTTTGGCACCTGCTCTGGGTCCATCTTCGGCGTGGCATGAAGCCACGCCAGAAAACGGACGTAGAGGCTTAGCTGTTCGCCGAGCCGCCGCTGAAGTTTCCCCAGTCGTCCACGAATTTCGTGACCTGGCGGCCGACGAAGCCAAGCGAGCGGTCAAGGTAAAGGGCCTCGAACAGTTCGGCGCCCTGTTTGTCGCCGGCCGGGGGATAGGTGAGGTTTTCAAACCGGGCGGTGATCGCCGCCAGATCTTCAGCGTGTTCCTTCGCGCGCTGCTCGGGCGGCGCGACCGTCGCCTTGCCGTCGTTATCCTGCATACGCTTCAGAGCGCGTGCCGACTGACGGGCCTCGACGGCGGCGAATTGCTTGCTGCCGGGGCCATAGACGTGAATGCGAACCGGGTTGCTGTTCGCATCAAACAGCGGTTCGCCCTTGGCGTCCTTGAGGTGAATTGCAGCCGTGTCGGCCACGGCAATCGTCGTGATATCCATGGGTTTTAACTTTCGCGGGAAGTTGAGGGATGCACCGACCCGGCACCGTCACCCGCGATGGCGGGCCGGGCCGATGCCTGATGACCGGCAGATTGCCGGAACTCGTTAGCTGCCGGGCGCGACCTTGATGATCGCGGTGCTGATGCCGATGCTCGGGTTTGCCATGAGCATCGCGTTCGCAGCGCCGACATTTTCCGGGTAGCCGAAGACGCGACCCTGAAAATACCGCTTGGCCCCGCTCGGGTAAGTTACCTCGAACGAATAGAGCGCGGTCGCGTCATCAGAGGCCGTGCGCAAAAGCGTCTGGCCCGCATCCGTGTCGTCGTGAGCGATCGAAGGGGAAAGCGAACCGTAATTCGTGCCGCCCTTGTGGGACTGTCGCGCGCCGCGCAGGGGCTGGAATTCGACCATTTCGGTGTTCGCGCCGAACGCGCCGATCGATTCCACCTGGCCAACTTCAGTATAGGTCAGAGCCGCATAACCCGACCCGGTCTGGGTGGCGGGCGCGGCGGCGGAGATTGCGAGCTTCGTGCCCGCAGAAGTCATCGTAGTCATAGGTATTTACTCCATTCGGCGGGCCGCAGGTCGCGGCGGGTTTTCCGTGCGGGCGGAAACTCGATTTAGGCGGCGGAGCCTTCGGAAGCGGCCGCATCCTTGGCGCCCTTGGCGCCCTTCGGCGGCGCGACGAGGCCCGCCTTCGAATAGTTGGTGAATTCGCCCTCGGTCAGTTCGACCTCAGTGTCAGCGACGAAGCTGCGCTCGGTTCCAGCATCGTTGAAGTTGCGAACGACGACGGCTTTGATCTTGGCACTCATGGCAATCTCCTGTGGTCAGGCTGGGGAATCGAACGAAACGCGGAAATCTTGCGTGCCTTCGAATGAATTGCCGGGGCCAATCACGTCCGGCCCCATCCCGGCAGTCAGCACGGCGACATTGTTGAAATCGCCGATGGTGCCCAACTTGCCCGCGCAAGCCGCGCGAACGAGCTTCAGGATCGGAGCGACGTCGCGATAGGCACCCGCCCGAACGGCAATGGAAATTCTCTCGATCGTGCGCACGACCGCGCCGCGCTTCAGCATCTGCTCTTCAGTCATGCTCACCCGCCGGATCAGCAGGGCCGGCAAGGGGGCATCGTCGGGCAGTCGGCCGGCCTTGATCCGGGCGATCGGGATGGCCGCAAGAAGCGCTTCGCTCTCCTCCAACAGCGTCGAGATGATCGTAACGCCGCTCATTCGTCGCTCTCCGGCAATTCGGGGCCGTTCAGGCCGTTGGCGGCCAGTGTCCCGTCAATGTGAGCTTGGGCGGCAGCGATGGCCTCCGCTTGCTTGGCGTCGAGTGCTGGCCGCAGAAACGGGTACGGACGCGCGCCGGGGTGGAACACGGTGTTGCCGACAAACTTCCCGCCGATGACCATGGACCCGTCGCCCTCGGCCTCCCTCACCGCTTGGTTCAATCGGCGAGTCCCGATGCCTTGCCGCTGGCTGGCATCGACCGTGATGAAGTGCGGATCGGTTCCGTATTCCAGCCAAGGGGCCAAGTAGGCGTTCGGGCCTTTCACCTGCACCTTCGCTACCACGCGGCCGGGCACGTCCTGCCGCGTCGAAATCTTCACCGCGCCCGCCACTTCGCTTGAAATAGATCGAGACTTGGCCTCGTCGGCGATCACCCGCGCACCCGCCCGGGCCGCTCCGCGAAGAACCTTGGCTTCCAATTCGGCTGGTATCTGGCGGATATAGGCGCGAACCTCTTCGCGCCCTTTCACCGTGGGCATCAGGCCCCGTTGCCAGCCGAGCGGAAGTCTTCGACCATGAATTCCAGCCCGTCGCGATTGCCAAGCTCGGCTGGGCCGGAAATGATTTCCATAACGCGGGTGCCCATAACGAACCGCATATCGGGGGTAACGTCGTCTCGGTAACGGATGCGGACCCGCGCAGGCCGACGCGAGAGGTTCAACCCGTTGTCGAGCCGCTCGCCGCGGCTGGGTAAAGCGTCCTGCACTTCGGCCCAGACTTCAGCGACTTCGCTCCAAGTGCCAGCGCCTGCGCCCTCAATGCTGTTATCGGGCACTGGGCGCATGATCTTGAGAAGCCGGTTCAGGCGGCCAGAATGAAGCTTCATACGAACCGCCGATAATCGCGCGTCAGGCGCTTCACGATCGGGGGCTCTTCAGGGCTGTCGGCCCCGCGATCGTAGAAGTGCTGAACCAGAAACTGGATGGCGAGCCACATATCTCGCCCGGCATCCACGTCGGCCATTCCTGCCGTGTAAGTAATCATGACCGCCGCAGGCGTCTCATTCGTCTTAGGCCATGCCGCGCTGGCATTGCGAATAATGCGATGACGCTGGCCGGTCAGGTCGACCGTGTAGATGCTGGGGTCTGCGTCCTGAAGGTCGCCAGCCGCGTCAACATACTGGACGAGGTCGACGGACGTGACCGGCCCCTTGGGAAGATCGATCACGTCATAGAAGCTACCCAGCGTCAGCTGCCATTGCTGCTCTGAAATCGAGATAGCCAGGTCGCGTTCGAGGTGCCTGACGGCCGCCGAAATAAGGGCCTGAATGGTCGTGTCTTCCCGGTCGTCCGTGACGCGGCAGAATTCCTTGGCCTCTGCCAGCGAGACGGGTTCGGACGTCGGCGGAGTGATCAGGGTCAGGCCCATTGGCTTACTTCCCCGGCACCGCCGCCATTGCGCGGAGATATTGTTAACTTCGATGAAAATCCGGGGCGAATGAACAAGTCTTTCATCGTCAGATATCCTGTGTTTGGCCGAAACTGTGTCAGCGAGGGACACCTTTGGACGGAAAGGTTGCGGCACGCCGCATTGCGCTGCTTCAGTCGTGCGAAACCTCGGGGGGTAGTCACATGAAGTTGTTGAAGCTGTTCGGAGTTGTACTCGGTCTATTCTGCGTCCAGCCTGCTCACGCCGCCACGATATTCCAAATTTCTGGAATTGCCGACGGCGTCATTAGAGGCGTGGTCCCTTGCGAGATGATGGGTTGGTGCCCCGAAGAGGAAGAACCCTTCTCGCACGTCTTTAATTTTCTGATCACCGCCGAGCCAAACGATCAGGGCGTCTACAATTTCACGCATGGGCCGAGCACCAATGCCGGCATTCACCAGGTCTCGTTTCGCTCGCTCGGCGAAGGCTTGTTCGAGCCTATCAATCTTACCTATTACCAAGGTCACTGCCACATAATCCCCGGGTCGGGTTGCGAGCGCACCGCCAGCACTCAGCAATTCTCCATCACCGCGATTATGCCGGGCGCCGTTCCTGAGCCGGCGACTTGGGCAATGATGATCTCCGGTCTTGTCGCGATCGGATGGGGTCTGCGCCGTCGCAGGATCGCCCACGCGATTATTGCTTAGGACGTTCCGGCACCGGCAGCAGAATCGGGCGCTGTTCAAACGTGAACGGGATCGGCTGGCGGCCAAGGGTGCCGTCGCCGAGGTTGCCAGCCGTGCAGCTGAGCAGCTTATTCAGACAATTGCTTTCCCAGCGGAAGCGGATGAGGTCGTTCCAGGCTTCCATGTAATCCGCGTGAAACGTGGTGCCCGGCTTCTTCCCCATCTGCAGGTCGCTGGAGAAAATCAGCTTCTCCGGCCGATCCAGCTCGCTCAACGACCAGGTGATGCCCAGAGTAAGTTCCGGCATGAGGTACTGGTGCGTCGGCGGGCAGGAGACGCGGCCCGTGTTGATGTCGCGGACTTCGTAGGCGA